TGTTCGTAATAACCCGATGGATAACCACAACTTCATCACCTGGTCGGCGATGGGTTTGGAGATCAAGACGGACTTTGACGGTCGGACTGGCGTTCTTTACGCATCCGCTTAACGGGTAACCGGTAACTGATAGGGGGCTTCGGCCCCGCTTTTTGAGGATTTATCATGCCAAAAACAGTTAAGTGCCGTGTTATTGCGCGGAACTTGTTCATGAAGCCTGACGGCAAGGAGTCAAACCGACTTCGTGAGTGTGAGGTTGGTGAGGAGCTGTCTTACAAAGAGGGCTCCATGCCTCCTGCGTGGACAGGCAAGGTTGAGACCATCGCCGCGGCATCCAAGCAGAAGCCTGATGACGACCAGTCTGCTTTGATCGAGAAGCTGACCGCCGATCTTGCGGAGAAGGACGCCATGCTGGCAGAGCTCACCAATCCGGCAGAAGACAAAAAGCTGGTGCAGTCAAACTCCGGGGACAAGTAAGCATGGCCAGGATCGATTTTCAGGCGGCAGGAGGCGGGACTATCATTCCCGTCGCCGCAGCTGACTTCTTGAGCCCGCTGATGAGTGCCAGCGATGAGCGGTCCTACTTCGTTATCAGGTTTTTCTCTGATGCAGGTGCGACGACTCAGGTTACTCCTGGGGCAGGCACGGTAGCATTCACGGCGTCGAATGACCGCGACAAGGATCTGATCGCCAACTTCTTGACCGTGCCTAACGGTGCGTTCAATGGCGTGGATGTCTACGCAGTGGGGCGAGCGGTACCGTTGTTTACCGGTCCGTGCGTAAATGCCAAGCTGACCCTGGCCGGGATCACAGTCGCGACTCATTTCACGGCTTATATTGCTCGGTTCTGATTGGCCGAGGCTGAACAAAGGGGGCTTCGGTCCCCTTTTTTGTAGGTGATTTATGGCAAACCCTTATTACTTCAAAGACGGATCGGGCGACACGATCATACCGGTGGCCGATGCGGACTTTTTCACCGACCAGATGGAACTCGGCTATGAAGACGGCCAGTTCTATATCGAGTTTTTCAGCGATGCGCTTGCGCAGACGCCGGTGACCCCGACAGCCGGGACGATCACCGCCAGGGGCTCGCCGCTGGGTAATGCCTACCTGACCAGCTCAGCCGATGAGGTGGTTAATGCTGTCGATGTGCAACCCGGCAATGCGCTATACACCCCGCCGCGATTCATGGGCGCGATGACCAAGGCCAAGGTGACTCTGCTGGGGATCACCGGCGCCACGCACTTCCGGGCCGTAATGTGGAGGCACGACTGATGCCGTATCCTTCTAAGGTAGAGGCCGAATTTCTCAGGGCTTTTGAGACCAGCAACACAGGCACAACCGGGCTTGGGGTTTTTGTTCAGGATCAGACTACAGAAGTAATTGATCTGAAGTTACATAAGAATCTAAATACGTTTACTTTGGCTTCGAACACCGTTCTTGACACTTTCACCCTCCTTGCTTCGCCAGGGCATAGCATCCTTACGGGCAATAGTATTTGCTTTCTAGAAGGGCAGTCTTTCTCTCAGTTCGATGTAACGGACGTAGTTGGAGACTTGATTACTTTTGATTCGCCTATGGACAAGGTATACACCTCATCAGCCACAGCTATACATCACACCTTCGACATGAGAACGGGGACAGCGTCTCCTAGCGCTCCAGAGATATGGAGAATCGCCCCGATACCCGGTCAGCGCTGGGATATCGTTCGTATTATTTTGGTAATGGAAAGCACTGCGAACAACATGGATTTCACTGGTTTCGGTAATCTTCCTGCATTAACTAATGGCGCTATTCTCAGAACGAAAGATGGCGTCCGCCAAAATCTGTTTAACTGGAAAACGAACGGCGATTTCATTAACCGCTCATTTGATCATTCGTTCCAAGGGAAAACTGGAGGCGGCGGCTCAGGCTTTGTGGCGAGATCAACATTCGGCGGGCAGAGCAAACGGGGAGTTGTCTTGCGTTTAGATGGCAGCTTGGGTGAGGAGGTGCAAGTAATGCTTCAAGACGCTACTAACGGCGCTGGGCTCACCAAATTCTTCGTCATAGCCCAAGGCCACGTGGTGCAATAAGATGCCTAGATATCAGCAAATGTCACCTGGCTCGATGCTTAAAATCTTAGCTATCCGACCGATGCTTGATGCGCATAGTTTTTCTTTCAGCTGGTGAAGCGAGTCATATATGCAGCCATACTCGGATTCAGGAACAATTCTGATAAACCGATAGTCATCACCAGACCACGACCAGCCAAGCGTGTAATCTACATATGATCCGTCTTCGAGCTGGCTGATGTAGTGCGCTGTCGTGCAGGTGTTGCCGATCGTCACGCACTCTATCACTGCAGCCGCCTTGCCTGCCTTTACTGCATGCACGGAGTTATAATGGCAGCTTTGGTTGATTAGCGGCATAAAGTCGAACTTGCTGGATATATTGATTTTCTGCTGGTACTTGCTGTCTGCTTTTTGCATGGCGTCGAGCTTGATAGATTTGATCAGTTTGGCTTTCATATTAGTTCACGGTGGTTGTTTGGAAGTGGTGCCGGGGGCTGGATTCGAACCAACAGCCTACAGGTTAAGTGCCCGTTGCTCAGCTGGCAGCTACTCAGCAGGTATCCCCGCATCTTTCGCTTTTGCCAACCCTTACCAATTGAGCTACCCCGGTCTAAAGTGATGCCGGTTACTCCGTCCGGCGGCCTTATGGTGCTATTGCATGGCCAGGTCGTTGCGACCCTGATGCCTGAAGAGTGGCCGAGGCGACTGCTACAAACGCGAAACAGGGCGCTTACACCCAAAAAGCCTCAATTAAGAGGATTAGTTTGCCGCTCTGTCGCCCCCGGCGCGGCTACCGGAATATGGGGGTCACGGCCCCTGGCTTGCTGTTTATTCACATGCCTGCACAGGACTCTGAGCCGAGAAGGACTCCCTTAATGCTACATGCTTTGCGAACAACCACGCGTTGAAGTTTTATGATAGACTTAATCAAGGAGGACTTCAATATGACGCACGAAATAAAGCAAGACAAGAAGAAAAAGCCCAAGGATAACGCAGGATCTGGTTTCCAGGGCCAGCCGCCACGCCTTGAGATTCCATCAGTCAAAGGCGACAAGAGGCTGGCCAGGTGATCATTATCGCTCTGGTGCTTTCGTTCATCGTTGCGGGCGAATACGCCTGGATGCCGTTCGATTCTGCCGGATGGAAGTATTACCTTTTCCTGATGCATCTTGACCTGGCTCTTTTCTGGTGCCTGTCCCTGCTGCCCAAAACCGACCAGACTGATGGCTTGATGACCGTCTCGCTGTCGTCTGCAATATGCTGCCTTGCAATGATGCTGGTCTCCTTTCTTGTCGCATTCGATGCAGTCAAGTGGATTCCACTATACAATGCAGGGTATGAAACATTCGGTCGGACTTCTGCTTTATTGACGGCAATACAAGTCCTTATGCTATTTTGGGATCAACTTATCGAGCTGGGACGCAATGGACTCAATATGGCAAGCTGGTTTCTTGATCGCATACGGGGCTTATATTATTTACAGGGCTTTCGTGGTCTCAAGGAAGCGCAGGGAAATGAGGAGGGAAGAAGTTGAGCGCGAGCGCAGCGATAGCATCGACATTTGAACAGATCAACCATGTGAAGATCGCCCTAGCGTCAACAGGGGTCGGCGGCGGAGTTACCACAGCCAACGTAATCACCAACGATGACGGCTTCATGGAGCGGCTATACAGCAGCGGTGTCGACCTAGCGATATCAGGCTGGACGACTCAAGACACGCTCACCATGATAGGCTTTTGCCTTACCGCATACGGGCTGTACCTGACACGCGAAACCCTGAAGATCAGAAAAAAAGAATTACGCATGAAATCGAGGAGGCATGACGATGGCTGAAACAATCACGGTTGCAGATGTTCGGGCAGAGATAAGCACCAGCCTGACGGATTCCTTTATCACCGGCTTGATCGTATGCGTGGACGCTGCCGACGCCTGTCTTGATGCCAATGTGCCGGACCCGGCCCTGCAGAAGTCGATTAAGATTGCAGGCGTTGCCTACATGATCGAGCAGCACGCCAGAGGCAACGTCAAGAGCGAGAAGTCGCCCAGCGGTGCAAGTCGGTCGTACCGTGATGCCGCGAGCAGCCTGGACACGAATTGGGGCCGCATGCTGCAGACTATCGACAAAACCGGGTGCGTGCTTGGAGTTATCAAGGCCGCTGGCCCTGGGCCACTTTTGAGGGCGATTTGATGAAGCAGACGCTAAAGGGGGGCGACGAGTTTGACTGCGTTAGTAGATGGCGGAAAAAAGGTTACCTGAACCGACGCCCGGGATTTTGGAAGATGGTAAAACGCAAGATGAACAAGCGCTTTAGGAAGCAGCGCGAAGAGTGGGGTGATTGATGGCAGTTACTGGAGGCGGTTCAAGTAATCCTGAGGTCGTTGTATGCATGGCCGAATACAGGTTGAGAAAAAGGCGGGAGCTGGTATCCAGGATACTTGATATTCAAGCTGAGCAACTGGACAAGCCAGATAAATATTTGCCTGCCAACGCTAAGCAATCGTTGCCAGTGATCAGGATAGAGTAATGTCTTCCTTAACCGATTCATTCGCAACCAGTAAGATCACAGTGTGGCCGATCGCATCAACTGACGACTACGGAGCGCCGACATTCGCCAACCCGGTTGTTTTTGATGCCAGCTTCAAGACCGGCGGAGATACGGCCAAGGATGAGCAGGGCGTTGAGTTTCAGCCTCAGTCAACCTACTGGCCATCTGTCGCCATCGGCGTGATCACCCGGGGTCAATACATAGCAAAGGGCGATCAATCTGCGGTGCCGGATCCCACAACGATCAGCAGTGAGATCATCCGCCAGGTCAATGAATTCGATAATTCGTTCTTCGGGTGGACCGAAGACATTATTCTGCTGACGGGGTGATTTATGGCCGCTAGTGAAATAGTCGTAGCAGTTGAGATACGTTTTGCGTGGTGGTTCAATGGCGTTTATGTGCCAGGACTCACGGCTGTAGTGGCAGCTTGTTGGTTTATGGGAATACAGGTTGAGCCTGACGAGGATAAGTTCTCCAGAGTTATGACGAAGGCTGCCAAGTTCTATATTAATGGGGATCGTGTATATGCCGGTTAAGGGTGTCAAAGAGGTCAACCAGAACATAAAGCGCTTCATCGATAAGGCGCGAGGCCCGATAACTGAGGTTGCGCTGACCAAGGTGCTTATTGCTGGCGCTGCTCATGCGGCCAGGATCACCCCTGTCGATACGTCCAACCTGATCGACTCTCAGTTTCGGAGAGTGGAAAAGGGCGCGACCGGGATGTTCGGGCGGGTTGGCTATACTGCGGCCTATGCTCGGTTCGTCCATGATGGCGGCGAGAAGAACTGGCAGAAGGCGAGCGCTGAGGCTCAATTCCTTCGCAAAGGGTTTGAGCGTGACGGGCTTGGCGAAATCAAGCGGATTATAGCGCAAGGATATAAAGTTTAATGGCAACTCCGGCAGAAGTACTCAGAGCCCATCTTGATACAACCTCCCTGCTTGCTGGCTTCACGTTCCGGTTCTTCCGATGGAATGACGCAGACATTGCCGCCGGGGGCCGCCACGCCGTTATCAGGCCCGAAGGGGGCGGTCAAGTCGATCCTGCGATAGGTCGTCCGGATCTTCGCTTGCTGCTCGTCGGCGGAAAAAACGAGGCCCAGGCAATCGAGGTGAATGCCCAGGCGATCAAGTCTTTCTTGCTGCAAAACCCAAGCTCGGGAGACATAATGCAGTTTATCCTGTTGAGTGATATAATCGGACCAACGTTTTTAGAAAATGACCGCCCTGTATTCGAGCTGAACATTAGGGCCTTACAATCAAGAGGTGATGAATAATGTCTACAGGCGGAGCATTTGTCGGACGCGATATTGTCGTGTCATTCAGTCTTAATCAATCAACAACCGTGGTCCCGAACGACTTCAAGCGTCTGGGGGCTGTTCGGGGCAAGGAGTTCGGCCCTGAGTGGGATACCATCGATGTGACGGCAGACGACTCACCGCAGAACCTGCGTGAGAACCTGGCCACGTTCGTCAAGTTCGATGTTTCCTTGGACGGCATCAGCCGCGAAGAGGAAATCAAGAACCAGGATGAGATTGAGGATTACGTCATCAGTCCCACCAATGACCAGCCCTGCGGCTGGCTGCGGATCGTTCGCCCATCCAAGGCAGGCACCAAGACTTTCGATGTGCCGGTGATCTTCACCAATTTCCGCACCACTGGCCCATACGATGACGGGGTCACATGGTCAATGGATTCAATCTCTAACGGTGCTATCACAACCACCTACGCATAAGGACTTAGATCATGGCTGCAATTACAGCAACAACTGTTGGTGACGGCGACACGGTAATGACCGTGACCACTCTGGGGGCATCCGATACTCTCACGTTTGATTCACAAAAAGGGCCGCTGTTGATTCTCGACAACGTTACCGGCGGGGCTCTGACGGTAACCCTTGACGGAGACGGTGGAACAACTGTTGATGTTGACGGTGTCGGCGCGGTCGATGTTTCTGGTGGATTCGTCACGGCCTTGATCGGAATCGGCGCCAAGGTGGTCGTCCGGCTCGGTACAGTCCGCGAATACCTCAAGGGAACCGTCACCGTTACCGGCGGAACTGGTATCGAGGCCTCACTGCTGGAGCTATAAACTATGCGACAGGCTAATCCCTACGCGGGAGAGGTCGGCATATCTGCGGGGGCTGAAGACTTTGTTTTCCGCCCCTCTTTTTTTGCCATGGCATCCCTCGGAACACCGCAAGATCTGCCCCGGCTGTATGCTGACTCTCACAAGATTACAGACTCAGGCTTTATCGCTGCCCTGTCGGCTCTCCATGCGTGCGCGGACAAAGATGTTTGCGGCCTAGTTGGGTGCTTTGAGGATGTCGATGGGGCCATTGAATACTGCCCTGGGTCGGTGCCGGTCGATAACATCCAGATTCTAGGCTCAAAGCTTCTTTATAGCGGGATGATCGGCAGGCCGTCAAAGCGCCAGGGTGAAGCATCAGGCTCTTTCGATCCTGCCGAATTCGTTGCGGCTGCAGTCGCGCACCTTGGCATGTCGTTCGATGATGCCTGGCAGCTCACAATGGTCGAGTTTCAGGCAGCAATAAAGGCAAAGTTTCCTGATTCAGATGAAGAGAATAATTATCCGTCAGCCGATGAGCACCGGGCGCTGGTTGCCTCTATGGAGAAAAACTAAATGGCTGTTGATGCTGGCGACATTGTCTATACGGTAGACGCAGACACATCCAAGCTGGTTAATGCCGGCGGGGTTGTGCAAAAAGAAACCAAGAAGATTGAGAGCTCTTTTGCCAGAGCTGATAAGTCCAGCAAAAAATTCGGTGGTGGGTTAAGTAAGCTTACAAAATCATTCAAGCTACAGAAGAACGCATCTCAGCAGCTCGGCTTTCAGCTTCAGGATGTCGCGGTTCAGCTGCAGGCAGGCACCAACGCGTCTGTAGTGCTCGCGCAACAAGGATCGCAATTAGCGGGTGTTTTGGGTCCAGGCGGCGCGCTGCTTGGTGCTGTCATAGCTATAACAGCTGGTATTGGTGGCTCTCTTTTGCCTGTTCTTTTCGGCGCAAACGATGAATTCAAAGACCTTGATAAAACGATTGAGGGGTTCATTGGCACTCTTGATCAGCTTGAACTAAGAAAGATCAGCAAAGCCATTGAAGGACAAGAAAAGGTTGTACAAAAGCTAGGCAGGGCTTACGACGAAGCGGCCAACAAAGCTCCGGCAACTCTATCTATTCTTGATCGGATTCTAAATAGCACGGAAACCATCAGGGAGTTTGATAAAAAAGGCATTGAGGATAGCGTTAAAGAAACCAAGGCTGCATTCCAGGAAAAGGCAGACGCAGAGCTGCGGCTTGAAGCGCTGGTTAAAAAGAGGACAGAAATAGGCGATAAGATAGATGGCGAAGACAAGAAACGAGAGGAAAGGGCAAAAGGCAGAAAGGAGGCCTCAAGGAAGGAAGAGCTAAGGCTTGAGCAAGAGGCGGCCAAAAAGCTCCAGGGTCAGCGCCAGCTTTCCGGTGCCGTTGCAACTCTTGCCACTGAAAACGAGAAGGTCCGCAAGGGGTTTGAGGATCGGAACGCTATCATCCAGCAGCAGACGGAAGCCGGTAGCGATCTTCAGCGCGAACTGTCAACCAGGAACGCAGAGTTTTTTATTGGTCAACTGCAGGCACTAAACGATAAAGAGATTCAGCTTGAGCAATCAAAGCAGGACCAGCTTGCGGGCATTAGGCGGACAGCAAACGAGGCCTTTATCGCTGAGCAGCTAAATGTGAGCGCTCAGACTGCGTCTCGGCTGGTTGATTTATCAGAAGCAGCATCAAGGCCAGCGGAAGAGCTGCGGTCTAGCTGGACCGGCGCCATGTTGGACGTTGGCGACAGCATCGGCGATACGTTGGGCCAGGCCATAGTGCAAGGCGAAGATCTCGGACAGACAATCAAGGGCGTTGCTCAGTCATTCTTGGCTGACCTGATCGGCTCGCTGATAAAGGTCGGGGTTCAGATGCTGTTAAACCAAGCTATCGGGACCGCCGGGGTGACTGCTGCAACAGCTGCGTCCATAGGGGCTGGCGCGGTGTCTGCTACTGCATGGGCTCCGGCAGCGGCGCTTGCGTCATTGGCCAGCTTTGGCGCTAACGCGGCACCAGCGGCGGCAGGCATCGCCTCAACAGTTGCTTTGTCTCAAGGGCTCGCTCTCGGCGGAGGAAGGCTTAACGGTGGCCCCGTAGGCCCTGGCCGCGCCTTCCCTGTTGCAGAGGATGGAAGGCCTGAAATTCTCACGCAGGGAAACCGCCAGTTCCTGATCCCTGGCGCCCGGGGCGATGTAACCAGCAACAAAGACATGCGCGGAGGCGGAGCGCCTAGCATTAACATCAACTTCAACGTCCAGAACGAAATGCCGGGCGCCGGGTTTGAGGTTCGAGGAGTGCGCCAGGAAGGCTCAGAGGTTACAATTAACGCCATCGTGAGCGACATCAGGACAGGCAACGGACCTATCACCAGGGCGCTGACCGAATCGACAAGCGTGACGAGGAAGACCCAATAATGGCAACCGTAAACTGGCCGACAAGTCTTAGGAACGCGATCCAACAAGGGAAGAGCCGTTCTATCGGGTCCGCATTCAGGCAAGCGGATCCGGCAGCCGGGCCGCCGTTTGTTGAGCGCTTCACTGATGATGAGCCGATATTCTATGATTTCCAGCTTCGATTCAATCGCATTGAGGCGCTGGTATTCTTCTCATGGTTCAGAGATCCGCTTAATGCCGACAAAGGCCTAGCAGAGTTTAATTTTCCGTTTGAGGCTGAATGGGGCGATGTAGAAGAGGATGCCCGTTTCACTTCTGATGGGGTTCCGCAGCTGGTGTCTCAGGTTGGCGGGATATCCACCTACAGCGCCCGTGTTGTGATTCGAGAGTTCACCACTCAGCCAGATCCTGAATTTGTTCTAGGCTATTGGGAAGAGTTCGAGAATGACCTATCTCAGCTTAATTTCCTGGACATCATGATTAACGAGTCGATGCCTGTATGACGCCTGATGAGATTATGATGCTGGACGCAATGATTCACAGCCTGCCTGGAACATGGGGCGACGCTGCTGCGCTAGATCATGCCATTAACAATGAAATGCCGGGGGCGTAATGGCTGAACTAAACGTCAGGATTCAGAACTTCTTCAACAAGAAGCCGATCGCCACCATTAGATTCCAGACTGTCGAGATTTGGCATGAGCAGATTGGTACTCTCCGTTTCGTCAAAGACTTCACCGACAAGAGTCTTGGAATCGAATCAGGAGCAGACCGGGACGCAGGCCAAACGGTGTTATTTTCAGCGCTTGATTTCGATGTGGTAGACCCTGCGCAGACTGACACGCCTGAAGCGGTTATCACAATCCAGCTCGGTCGGGTTGGCAGCGATGTCAAAGACAACCTGAAGCTGATACGTGACTTCGGATTTATGAGCTCTGTCGAGGTGATTTACAGGTATTATTTGAGCGACGATCTGACTGAGCCTGTCAAGAAATACAAGCTGTTTGGAGGATCCGTTATTCTCAACGGCAACAGTGCCGGCATAACGGCAGAGGATGACAATCCAACTAACCAGGATATCAGCAGGGTTTATACTTTCGAGGATTTCCCTGGACTGGAGGCGCTATGATTTCTAATGAATTTGTTAATCAGGTCGTAGGTAAGCCATGGGTTAATCGCGCCATGGGGCCGGATGCATGGGATTGCTGGGCGATAGTTATAGGCTACTTTAAGCAGGTCCATGGAATCGACATCCCTGTTGTGCCTGGCTACTCAGACGGATCAACGCCGATAACTGACGGGTTTTTCCAGCAGGCAGAATCAGGCTGGTGGAGGAAAGAGCCGGGGCCATCGGACGGGCTCGTTTTCGCTGCATTCCATGGCGACATCCCGGCCCATGTCGGGGTTATTACTGGCGGCCGATGCCTGCACTGCCTGGGGTCAGACGACAAGCCGGGAAGCGTGGGTTATCATAGTATCCGCACGCTTGAAAAACTCTATTCACGTTTGGAATATTGGCGATATGTCGGCAACGATTGTAATCCACACCCCAACGGATAAGCAGATTATCCCGGTTGATTCCGGGCATCCAATAATCAGCCATCTAGAAAGAGGCTATCCCAAAAAGAGCGAGGCGGAGCTGCCTTTCCATGGGATTGAAACTGATCTACACCTTGGAAGCGTCCACGAATCAACGCTGATTTCTCAGCAGGACTGCGGAAGGGTTCTTGGCGATGGCGATGTGCTTCATATCGTTCACCGGCCAAGCGGATTTGACCCGCTCACGATTGCCCTGATTGCCATAGCGGTTATCGCTGTCGCTACTGTTATTTTGATCCCCACTCCATCAATTCCAAACTCTCAGGGGCAGACAGGCAAAGACAGCCCGAACAACTCCCTGAGCGGGCAAACAAACATTGCTCGGCCTTACCAGGCAATGCCGGAAATATTTGGAAGGATAATCTCATTCCCTGATCTGCTGCAGCCGTCGCTATTCGAATACGTGGCAAACACAAAACAGGTGCGCGAAGTTTTCGGCCTTGGCGTTGGTGAGTTCCTGATAAACGAAATCAAGAGTGGTCAATCTCTACTCTCAGGCATCCCTGGATCCTCTGCTACCGTTCGTGATCCTGGCGACGTTCCCCCAGACCTTCAGATCGGCAGAGAGACAAACGACATCAATGGGCAGGAGTTGCTTGCGCCTGATGACCCTACGGTTTCAAGCGTCGGTCGGCTTGTATTCAAAGACAAGATTGACGCGGCCAGCCCTGCCAACGTTCAGTTCACATCAACAAACCTGATCGACATACCGGACAACGCTTTTGCCTATAACCTGGACCTGTCGCCAGGCGACCAGCTGGTGGTCACAGGAACGACCAGCAACAACGCTACGTTCACAATCGCATCGATCACCGACAACGCGGGCCAAGTGCAGCTTGATGTGACCAGCGGCGTGACTACAGAGGGGCCGGTGACCGCGACATTCACCCGGGTGACGACGGCTCCAATGGTCGTGTACTCGTTCGACCTGAATGTTGAGGAAAACCTGGGTATTGACTCTCTCAATAAATTCACCATTGCTGATACCGCATCAAATAACGGGGATTTCAATGTTCTCACTCATGGCCCGGATACGTTCCTACCTACCATAGACGGCACTCCTTTAAGCGCGATCCGGTTCACGGTCACAGAAACAGTCATTGATGAAGATGATGCGTCTGCGACGATGGTTAGATTCGGGCAGGATCCGGACGCCAACGTTGGGTGGTTCCAGCTTGCCGACACTGCAGAACAGGTATGGTTCCATTTCCAGATGCCGCGGGGAATACGCGATCAGAACGGAAACGTGATCACAGTCAATATTGAGGCCGATATCCAAGAGACAGACTCAGGAGGCACGCCGACGGGCGCTATCGATACCGAAAATTACTCGTTTACAGGAGGAACCTTTGACGCACAATTCAAGACGGAGAAATTCATAGTTCCAGTTTCGGGCGGGTTTTATAGAGTCA